TCGCCTGTGGGTCACGGCGTTGGACTATTCAGTCTGCCTTCAGGGTCCCAACCCTTACTTGCTACAGATTCACTATCAAAGAACTATTATCATTATATGATATATATTTTTAAGTGCAACTAGTTTTTCTTTTTATGTAAGAAAGAAAAAGGGCATTTAGATAAATGCTTCTTTTTAAACGAGTTAACCCCATAAAATTTTAAATTAAAAGTAGAAGTATGAAAATCATCAAAAGAAATTTTATCATGTTTTAAGGTTATTTTTTCTTTAGTTAATGGAATAATATGTACCAAGGGTTGTCCCGCTTTGATTATAACTGTGTACTCATTATCTTTAATGGGAAATAATAGGTTAACGTTAGTAATATGATTATAATAGAAGTCTAATAAGCCTGGCATTACTACAATATTATTTTGTTCAAAGTAGGAGGAGTGATAGAACGGAGACGTCCAATAAAAACTAACATGTTTATTTGTTGCAAAGTGCCATGGGCTTTCTAACTTTACATTAGCAAACCCCTTGATAATACCTTCATATTGAAGAGAGGAATGAGAGGAAGCTTTAAAAGGACCGCTAAAAGCATATTGAGTCCTGCCATCAGGAAATACTCTAATCTCACAATCACACCACATTCTTAAAATGTACCCAGTATTAAGCATATCATTAATAGCGGGGCAAAATTTAGCAGACGAAAAAAATTCATACATTTCTGGAGTCTGATCTACAACCGGAATCCGTTGAATACCCTTAAGGGTATTAAACCATTCGGGTATTTGTTCTTTTGCTTCAGTGATGGGAAGGTAATCCAGTATTTGCAGATAAGGTGATGAAGCTTTTAAAGTTATACTCTTGTTAAACATAAAAATTAGCGGTTTTAACGACACCGTAAAACGTTTGTTAGGGTATGGTGGCGATTACGTTCACAACCCTCGCACACAACCACCTAACAATCAATGTGAACAGTATTAATATAACGGGTAAATAAAATAAATCAACTAGAAAAATTAACAAAAAATAGAATAATAAAATATATAGCAATACCTATAAAAATATAAGCAAATATATTAGTATTCTTTATTTTTCGTGTTGTATTTTTCTCTAAGTATCTTACAGCAGCATCGTACTGTATCATATTCATTTTTTTATAAAGGGTACAAAATAATCAAAATTACCAGATAATAGCATATCTAAAGGAGTTCTGTTGTTAAACATTTTGTTAGGCGTTGACATAAACAAATTAAGCTCATTACCTGCATATTCCTTAAGATTATCATATATCTTCTTTTGAGTATCATTTAAGCTATCGTAAAATTCTTTTGTCATAGTCTAATCTTTAACCCGGCTTTCTGGTCTTCTAAGTCTTTCATATCTGCATCTACCATGATATGGACTAACTCCTTAAACTTTACTTTGGGTTCCCAACCTAACTTTTCTTTAGCTTTAGAATAATCACCAATAAGCAAATCAACCTCAGCCGGCCGTAAGTATATAGGATCAAACGCTACATAGTCTTTCCAATTTAAACCTACATGTGAAAATGCTTCTTCACAAAACTCCTGTACGCTATGAGTTTCATTTGTAGCAATTACAAAATCATCAGGTTGATCTTGCTGTAACATTAACCACATAGCCTCTACATAATCAGGAGCATACCCCCAATCCCGCTTTGCATCCAAGTTACCTAGGTATAGTTTATCTTGTAAACCATGTTTAATACGAGCAATAGCACGGGTAATTTTTCTAGTTACAAATGTCTCTCCTCTACGGGGACTTTCATGATTAAAGAGAATACCATTACAAGCAAATAAATTATAACTCTCTCTATAGTTTACTGTAGCCCAATATGAATATACTTTTGCTACCCCGTAAGGACTTCTAGGGTAAAACGGGGTAGTTTCCTTTTGAGGTATATCTTGTACTTTACCAAACATCTCTGAACTAGAAGCTTGATAAAACTTTGCATCAGGACACGTTTGTAAAATTGCATCGAGAAAGCGAATTGTACCTAAACCTGTTACATCACCAGTATATTCTGGAATATCAAAACTAACTCTTACATGGCTTTGTGCACCAATATTATAAATCTCGTCAGGTTTTAATTTATCTAGTAATTTACAAAGAGAGCTGGAATCACTTAAGTCCCCGTAATGAAGGAAAAGCTTTGTATTATCGTGCTTATCCTTATACAGATGATCGATCCGATCAGTATTAAAAGAAGAAGACCTACGAATAACTCCATGAACTTCATAACCTTTATTAAGAAGTAATTCTGCTAAATACGAACCGTCTTGACCCGTAATACCAGTAAGTAACGCCTTCTTGGATTCCATTATTTAAATTTATATTATTTGTATTGTATATCAAGATCTTTAAAAGATACAACATATGTTTCTTTTCCTTGATTATATTTTTTAGCTTTACACTTCTTCCAGAAGTTTTCGTAAGATATTTCACCTACAAGCTTAACTGCATAGGTATTAACCTTTTCATTGTATTGAGCAAGAACATATCTCTTTACATTATTATATTTCTTACTCACCTTTAATTCTACGTCTTGACCTGTAAACGAAGATGTTTTAACATCTGTACCATCAGGGAAATCAGCTCCTCCATCTCCAAACTTGTAAATGTTATCGTCAAAAGGCATACCAGAATGTAAGCTAAAAGCATATTCACCAATAGCACCTAAAACTGAATTAGGAACACCATAAGTTTTAATTTTATATTTGTTACTAAGTCTCTTCATACCAACATGTTTGGCATACTCAAGTTGATTAGGTGCTAATAATATAGTCTTCATTGTGGGTTTAAGCTCCAAATTACAGCCCCATCACTTCTTCTGTAAGAACCATCTGTACTGTCTAATAAGTTTTCTCTAGATTGCTGCTCCCACACTACATTATCTTCTTGGTTAGGTACAAAGCCATATCGGTTTTGCTCATTAAGCGTAGAACATCCAGACACCATTAAAGACAATATTCCCAGAAATACCATGTACATACCTACATTATATAAAATATTAATATTAAGGCAATTAAATTGTTTCGTACTGCATAATATACTGAGCAAGAGCACTATTTTTTCTATTAGTAACTATTATAGTTTTAATTCCTTGCCTCTCATTATATAAAGCCTCTTCGCAATCATCATCATAATGTAAATCTATATTATGTTTCTTTAACGTTTCAACTTTCGGCATACCACTAGTTAAATACAAAGGAAGATCGGGCATACTAATACGTTTTAAAAATTTTTTTATTTCTTGTCTATTTTCCTCTGTATCATCTCGCGAAGTTACCACTATCAAGTTATCCCCTCTTTGTTTATGATCCCACATCCTATTAATAGTTTTATGTATTAAACCATCAAGATTACCTGGAATATCTTTAGCTCTTATTGTATTGTCATAATCAAAACTTACATTCATTTAGTTATTTATCTTAGAGGGTACGGGATTCGAACCCGTGTACCAGGAGTGAAAATCCTGGGTCCTAGACCCCTAGACGAACCCTCCTAAATTGGTACCTCCGGTAGGAGTTGAACCTACATTATGCGCTAATCTGGCGCCAAAGCACGAGTATAAGTCGTGTGTCTTACCATTAGACGACGGAGGCATACCGCAGGCCTCCTATCGTATTCGATTATTAATTGTATTTACAAACGCGGTTAATTTATCAAAATCATTTTCTAAAGAAGTTATTCTTGATTCTAAATCTCGGATACGTGTTTCATGATCTTCTGCATCAAAGTATACAACAGTATTATCTTTTGTAGCAGGTATTGTGGTAGATGTGCTAATGTTGTACACGTCGTTGTCCATGCTCATAATATAAATGAATAAAAAATAATATCAACTAGAAAAAAAGAAGGCAGAGATTGTTATATCTCTGCCTTCCCTGCTAACGCCCTAGCGCTAGCAGTACCTTACTAAGGTAAATTAAGCCGCGATAGCAGCTTCAGACTTGCCGGAGCGAGAAGCCTTGGCAGACTTCTGCTTGCCGTTCAACCGGATGATCCGGTTAGCCTGCTCCTGGGTCAACCCCTGGAGTTCGCCACGACGCAGGTTCTTGAGAACCTCGCGCGAGACGTAGTTGCTGACGATCTCTTCGACCGTCACGCCAGCCTTACTGGCTTTGTTCTGGAGATACTCCAGGTTCGTGGGCCGGGTGGTCTTGGTAACCAGGCAGGTAAGCACCGGCGTCTTATTCTGCTTAGTGTTGGTGTTGTTTGTCATAATCTGTTCTCCTTATTATGAGTGACTTTTAGATAATGTCAAGCTTTATTTAACCAGCTACATTAGCTGATTTGCTTGTTTCCTTTCATTTCTAAATTTGTCATACCCTAATAATAAAGGCATTTGAATACAGATCAAGAAAAAAGTTCCAAATAATATAGAGATACATGTTATTCAACAAGTTTTTTTGAAGGAAAATACATAATTTACATCATTTTTAATATAGAAAGGAATAAATATTTTATATTATGGCAAGAATTCCCACACCAGAAGACATTGCAAGAAGAAGACGTAGTGCATCACAAGAACTTAACGTTCAAAGAGTAATTGCTCATAAAACAGCTTCCAGAGGAACTTCCAATAGAACACCAGATGAAATAGAAATTATTTCGCAGCAGGCTGAACAAGATAGATTAAATGCAGCTCTTCCTCAACCATCTGATTACAAAGATCAAGTTGTAGAACAAGAGTTTGGAGAAGAAATATTTGAACCGCTTGATGGTATTTCATTAAGCCCATTTGCAGTTTTTAATCCAACAACATCTATTTACGCGTTAGATGCAAGTACTGGAACACAGAAGATTTTTAATTACATTGATGCAAATGATGTGCTTGCTCAATCAAAGAACGGTGACTGGACTGTGGGAGTCCCAGCTGGGTTTCCTGGTTATGCTGATTTTTGTATTGATACTGTTGGTAATGCTTATTTTGTAGCAAGACAGGGCGCTCCAAGAAATATTACAAAACCAGCTGCAACAGTAAATTCACAATACACATATTTGAGTTCGAATTGTATCAGCAGACTAGCATATGGGACTAGCTCTGCGCTTCCTAGAGTGCCACAAGCAATAGTATCATCTCCTTGGACTGATGCTAGATCTACACGAAGAGAATTTTTTGCATTTACAGCTGATTCTACTATTGATATAGACCCTCGTTTTAGAGGTGCTGCAGCTGGAGCTAATGGGACAACAGTAATATATGTAACAAATTCTCAGCGCAATAACATTGTTAAAATAATTTACACACAAACAGTTTTAGTTAATCGTTATCCATCTCCTTCTACATTTACTACAGCTTGCAAATCTATGATCATTGCAGGAGCTGGTGATGATGATGCTGGTCCTACTCTAGCAGGATGGGGTGATGGTTCTGGCTTGCAAGCTACCTTTAATAACCCCACAGGTTTATGTGTCGACATAAAAGGAAATGTGTATGTTGCAGATACAAACAATTCTAGATTAAGAAAAATTTCATTGGTTCAAGGAACTGCAGATCAAATAACTGCAGATTATGCAGTTACTACTATTGCAGGTTCAAGCACTTCCCTTGCATTAGATAAACCTACAAAAGTAGCAGTTGATGATGCATTGAACATATATGTATTTGATGCAACTCATATCAAAGTTTTAAAGAATTTAGAAACAATTGATAACCCGGTTTACGGTTCATCTTGGACACAAACAATAGCTCGTTCTTCATTACCTTCCCCTAACGATGTGCTAGGATTTACAGTTCAGCTTGAAGGAGCTAACTATGTGACAGACTCAAAGAATGCATTGTTCTTTACATATGCTAATAGCAATAATATTCACAAGCTTGTATACA